CGTGTAATTCTACAAGTCCAAATTGTAAGATTTCTAGCTTTTCAACTGTTAGTTCGTGTGGAGTAATACTTACAGTCATTTGGTTACCATTTTTAATCTTTTTAATAGTACCGTTACTATAAATATCGTCTACACTTTCTCCAGCAGCAGCTAAGCTTTGGTCTTTATAAAACCCTAATTGCATAAGTGGATCGCTCCATTTTTTAGCGATATATACCTCCATAGAGTTAGGTATCATATGCCCAGGGTTTAAAGGTGCTTTTAAAGTCATATCTTTTTTAGCATACTCAAATAAAAATTATTTCTTTTTCTTTGATGCTTTCTTAGGCTCTTGTTTTACCTCTTCAACCTTAACAGCTTTTTTAGGCTCTTCAGTTTCTTTAGGCTCTTCAATAACCTTTTCAGCATCTTTTTTAACCTCTGTAGGTTTGTTACTCCCTTCTTTTATAGGTGTATCTCTTAGAGGTTTCATTACAGTAGTAAAGTATTGTCATACCTCGTCTATTGTAACTATATCTCCTTTCTTATACTCCTTGTTAGCAATTCTACAGTCGGTAGTAATTTCGTAAAGCATAATTTACCATATTACCAATATAAAAGGTTAAAGAGGGTTAAATTAATAACCCTCTAGCTATTACTATTCTGTTACCTCCTTAGTATTAACTGGTGCATCTTCGCTATTAACTACCTCTACTGCTACTGGTATAGCTGCAGGATTAGCGTTGTATGCATTAGTAATAAGAGCCTCTTTACTAGCTTGTCTAAATTCAGCTGTTAATTCACTCTTAATAGTTTCTTGAATTACTTGGCTGTTAGTATTTTCTCTGTAGTCAGCAAAAAGTACGTCTACTTTAAATTCAGGATCATTAAGTACGTGTACGATAGGTCTACCTTCTCAAATAAAGATATCTCCATTTTCTATACTTTCGTCAATAACAAATTCAAAATCTTTTCCGAATACGTCACTTGTAAAGTAAGTTAATCTTGTACCTGCTCCTTGGTCTCTTCTATCTTCTACTACGTATTTATTCTTAAATACTCTTCTTAGATAGTTCTTAGTTGCAGCGTTCATAAAGATAGCCTCTGGATTTCCTCCTCTTTGCTTAATAGCTAACAAAACGTTTTCAATTTTGTCTTCAGTAATAGCTCCTTCAGCATCAAGTACGAAACCTCCAGCTTTATTAATAGCCTCTTTCCAACCTCCCATAGTTCTACGTTTTTCGTCACCTGGATCGTTGTATTGAGCTCCATAATAAAGAGTTTTATTAATTTCTAGTAATTGTTCGTCAAACTTAGCCTCTCTTTCGTCTCTAAGTAAGTCTTCAGTTGCTTTTTGTTCAAACTCAGCAGCGTCCTTAGAAACGTAAATTGACTTAGTAAATGTTTGTACTACGTTAGTACACTCAGCTTTACCGAAAGCTTTATAGTCTTCAGTAATTTTAAATTCACTTTCAGCTTTACCTAAGATTTTAATAACAGCATTAGCACTAATAGCAGCAGCAGTAGTACTAGCCCAACCTCTTACAACAGTAAGAGCTACTTTATTGTTTGCAGGATCAGCTTTAGCTGTTACCATAATTCTTTCGTCTCAAATCATAAGTAAGTAACCAGCAGTAACTCTAGCTCCTAAGTTTTCGTCTACATAGATAGTAGTAGCACTAGCTGTAGCAGCGTCAGTAACTTTTCCTTCTCTAGCAACTTGCTTTTGAGCGTAGTAAGTTAAAACAGCGTTCTTTACCTTTTCTCCTCTAATAGCTCTAGCTAAAAGTGGAGCTTCAGCTCTAGTCATAAGTAAAACAGCTGTTACCCAGTCTTTAAGGGCGAAATCTCCTTGTAAATGTAGCATTTTTTCTAAAAAAAAAGAATAAAAGATTTTTGGGTTATTTTCCCTCAATAAGGTCGTAAAGTTCTTTACGTTCCCTATCGCTTAGCCTCTCGCCTCTTTCGGCTTTGGCTTTCAATTCAGCTAATCTTCATTGGTTACTACCACCTGGTATGTCACTACCTCCTTTAGGAGCTTGTTTATGTTCTCCATCTTTGTTAGATGGCAACATACTTTCTATAGCATCTAAAGTTTTAGCAGTTTTAAATGGATCGTCTCCCTCAGTAATTAAATTACTAACGTTGCTCCATTTATCGCCGTATGCAGTCTTTAACTTTTCTATTCTAGCGTTATTGGCGTCTGTTTGGCTAATTTCTCTAGCTTTCCAAACCTCCTCTTTAGCTTTGTAGTCAGCTAATTCCTGGTCTTTTTGAGCTAAAAGCTTTTCGTGTTCTCCACGTTTTAAAGCCTCTTGCTCTTCGGCTTTTTGCTTTTCAGCGTTAATTTTGTCCAATTCAGCTTTAGCTGCCTTGTACTTTTCGTTAATTTCGTCAAACCTAGCTTTAGGTATAGACGTAGTACCCTCTTTTTTACCCGCATCGTCCTTAGAGGTGTCTGGAGTGTCGGTAGTGTTATTATCAACGTCACCACTTGCTCCTCCTCCGTTAGCTCCATCGTCGTTAACGTCAAATAGTGCGTGGTTGCGTCTTAATAATCGTAATGGCATTTCGTTTAAATTGTTTAAATAAATTAAAACGCAAGGTACTATAACTAAAAATAAAAAAGTGTTGGTTTTTAACTGCCAACACTCTTTAAAACCTAAATACTAACTAGGTTATTTGCTAACAAAAATATCTTTATAATTATCTAATACAGCTATAATATAACCCCTACAATTAGGGTGGTATGGTGGCAACTCTACAGTACCATCAGTTATATCAAATACCTTTCAACTATACTCTTTACATATACTGCAGCAGTCAGCTTGTTCTACCACTCTAAATTTTGTTATACCTATTTGGATCGCTCTATTAATTGTACCTTGTATGTTTGCTATACTTGTCTCCGTTCTAACTAACATATCTACATAACGGTCTAAAGTTCGTGTTTTACCGCCTCTATCTTTAAATACTGTAATTTGGTTTTCCTCAAAATATCTTGCTACCTTCTCCTTCATAGTCTGTAAACTATCTCCAGTAATAACACCTCTTGCTAATTTCTCCCTTACCTTTTCCTGCTGTAATTGGTTTAGCATCGTTAAAGCTTGGCGTTCCATACCATCTAAAGAGCTTTTAACATAATTCTTTGAATTATCTAAGAGTGCATTTACTGCCTCTATATGTAAAACTCCTAAATCGTCTACCATTTTCTCTAATTCCTTCTCTGTGGCTTTATTTATGATCCTATAGCTTTCCTCTTTATCTAATAAATTATCTATGTATTTGGATCATAAAAGGTACTCTTGCCTAATTCTTATGTCGGCTCGGTCGCTATATTCTTTATCTAAGTATTTAACTATTCTACCCATTTTCTTTAATAAGCTGTTTGCCTTTGTTATATCGCTACTATTAATTGCTAAAAGGTAGCTAGTATTAAGTTTTGCTAGTTCCTCTTTAAAAATTTTGATTAGTTGTAAATCAGCTTTAGTATATTTAGCAAAATAATTAGCTCTATTCATTACATAAGAATTATAAAAGGCAAAATAATACTGCATAGCAATATAAATAAAGCTATACAAAACTGTATAAAGAAAAGCCAAAACAAAAAGCTTATTTTATGAGGTTTCCTAACGATTTCCTTTACACTTTCCCTTAAATGGTCTGTAATAGGTATCTCGTTGCTTAATATTGTTTTCCGTTGGTCGTTCATTTAATAATATTTAAGTTATAAATGATAGCCCCTGTATTAGCGTAGTCTTATACCTGTATACGTATAAGTAGAGGCTCGGGGCTATGCTGGTCTATTGTTTATCGTTTTCCTCGTCTAAATTCTCGTCTAAATCCTCTTTATTTTCGTCTAACTCTTCCTCCTCTTCGTATTTAATATCAGTTTTATTTTGTGCGTAAGCATCTACAGTCTCTTTATTTATCTTTGCTAATTCCTCTTGTACCTCAGCTTGGTCGTAACCCATTATGTAAGCAATAGCACTCTCTTTACTCATAATACCAGCGTTAATTTGCATTACAGCAGTATTAGTTCTCTCGTTTACGTCGTATGCTGCAGGCTTTACAAATTTAATAGTAGGTAAGTCTACGTCATAACCTGCTATTTTCATTATACCCTTAAATAATCTTTGTAAGCTAGAGTAAATCATTTGCTGTTTTGTTTCTACTCTCTTATAGAAAGGTAAAAACTCCTTCTCTGTAGTTCCTACTGGATTTGATCCACCATAGATAGCATTAGTTAATAATACTGGTGGTATAGATGCTATAAAACCTACAAATTTTAATAATGTTGGTATATAATCATTAATAGCAGTAGTAACTAAGCCTGTGTCTTTATTTATATACTTTGCTGGCTCTTCTCCTACATTATGTACTAAATAGTCTGGATTTTTACTAAATTTATCTCCCTTTAGCTTTTGCATTGTTTGAGCGTCCCTAAATGATGCTGGCACACTCATTTTACTTGTAAGATTTTTAATAAATTCCACACTTATTTGGCTTGTTCTATCGTTTATCTCTTGGAAAAGGTCAGCTAAGTCTCTGTAGTCGCTCTGGTGGAAATATCTAGGGATTTCTCATACGTCAGCTCTATTAATTAGCTTGTCTTCTCTGTCCTCTACAATATGAGGGTTACTTAGGTCGTTATTAAAGATATAAAGTGGTAAATCGTCTAAAATTTCCTCTTCTCCCTCTTCTAACCTATCGCTAAATATAAAGCTACCATTATTAGCCCATTTTTCTCCGTAGTAACCTTTCCATTGTCAGTTATCTAATTTTTCGTAGCGATCCACGTAAAAATATGTTTTACCGTCTCTATCTCTTTGTACGCTGTAAATGTAGTGTTCTTTAATGTCTTCAAAGCCGTCTCCAATACGTAAACCCTCCATATTAGCGAGGTAATTTGGTAAAGGTATAACCTCAACCCTAGGCTTTCAGTCTTTATTTCTAAGTCTCAATATTCAGTAACCAATACTACTTTGGTCGTCTATACCTTCATTAAGTTTTAACTGTAATTTGATTTGGTCGGCTATTTCAGTAAAGGTTTCGTTTAATTCTTTACCTTGGTTAAAATCTACCAAAAAACCTAATCCTATAACATAATCAGTATAAATTCTGGTTACAGCTCTAGGCAAATTTAAACTCATATAAAGTTTTTCGTCCTTTGTAATATCGTGTGCTAAATCGCTTTTAATCTTAAAAGCATCAGCTCTAAAGCTTTCCTCGGCATATTGGCTAGTGCTATTAGCGAACATTAAAGCGTATTTACGATTAGCTTTTACAAACTCTTTAAATGGCGATAAGTTACGTTGTTCCATTTTTGGCGTTAATTAAAATAAATTTAATTGCGTTATACTCAAAATTTAAAAACTGTTGGTTTCTTTTGTCGTCGGCTTTCCCCATTTATTTTTATCTTTATTCAAAAGCTTTTTATAATATCTTATGTTCTCGTCTCTACTCTTTAGCTCTTGCTTTATCTCCTTTCGCCTTGTCTTTCGGTATTCCTTCTCCTGGATCAGTAATTTATTACTTATTTCTAAATCTTTGATCCTAATTCTAAGGTTTTTTATATCTATATCTTTTTTGGCGTAAGCGTCGTATATGTTCATTTTATTTTTAATAGGATTTAAAATACTGGTAACGGTGTTTTTCTCATTTGTCGGCATATAGCGTCAGTCATTACTGCGTCGTCGTGGTAATTAGTCTGTGCCTCTTCTTTTCCCTTCTCGTTATAAATAAATGTAAACATTTCCTTTACTAGCCTTTCGTCAGCCTCTTTAATATAACCATCATTAATTGCTACTTTATACTCACTCATTAATATTGGTCTTGTTTTAGGCGTAGTCTCTCGTCAAACGGTTTGTGTAATACGGTCGTATGTTTTATCTACCGTTTTTGTTACATAACATAGAGGAAACCGTGGGTATTCTTTAGCTTTAGCATAAAAAGCATAACCTGTATTATTCTTTTCTACTCCTATACGTCCTCGGTATCAAAGCTTAACTAACCTATCTACTATTTTACATAACTCGTCCCCTGGATCGCAATAACCATAATAACAAGCCATTAAGTCGGCTGTTTCTCGGTCTCTAACTATTAGGCAACTATAGTCTCCTCCTAATACACCGCTAGAGGTATCGCCACCAATAACTACTTGGCGGTCTTTTACTGGCTCTCTGTATATGTAAAGGTCTTGGTAAACGGCATCTTGTACGTATTTAGGTACGATAAGGTTTTTAATAATGTTTGTATTAAATACTGGAGTACCTGTATTCAAAAACGCCTCCTCTGGAGTACTAGGGTATTCTTGAAAAGCATAATTAGGATTAGTTTGGCTATTATACATATTCAAATACCGCTTTTTTTGTTCCTCCGTTAATATTGTACCATCTACCATCGGTTTATTTAAGTGTTGCAATTCCTTAGGTAGTTTAATGGTTTCTCCTTCGTCTAAAGGCAATACATACTCTGGCATTAACCACCAACCTAAAAATATACAGGATCGCTCGTTAGTGTCTTTTTTGTAGTATTTATTTCGTAGCTTTTCAAACTCGTTTCCATAACCATTAGCGGTACTTTCTATAATAATATCTCCGTTCTTTGGTACACTCGGTAAAGTACCTGCTAGGAGTTCGCCAGCCTCATTAATAAAAGCAAATTCCGATATATGTAGCTTGCTCCGTGTTCAACCTCTACTATCGGTTATAACTGCTATTTTACTATGGTTTTCTAAAAACTCTAACTCCTTCTTTGTACTATACTTTGTATTAGGTCTAACCCATACTTTACCATCGTTTAGCTCTATGTATTCTGGTAGTCTTTGGTATGCTGTTTTTACTTTATCAAATATTTCGTCCCTCGTTTTATCTACTTGGGCTAATATTCATATATTTTGATTAGGTTTAATTATGGCAGTATCTAACCCACTTATTGCCTCGTTTGTGGTTATACCCATTTGCCTACCTTTTAGAATTATTAGCCTTATTCTACCGTATTTCTCCTTTAATTCTGTTTTTCTCTTCTCTAGGATTTCCTGGGCTTTATTCCTTTTAAATCCTACCGCCTCTTGATCCTTATTTATGATAGTATAAAGCTGTAACCTTTTACTTTTCCTGTAAAACTGGCTTTCCATCTTTATTTAACTTTTTATAAATATTGCTTAATATTCGGCGTACCTGTCAGTCGCTAACGTCTAATAGGTCAGCTAGTTGGTAGCTATTCATAGGCTTACCGTCTCGCTCGTTATTATAATAAGCATCTAAGCAAAAATCCTTTACTTGCTTATATGCTTTCTTATCGTCAGCGTTTATTTTTTCTTTTATGATAAAATCTATAAAAGCATCTTTATACGTTATTTTTAATACACCATTTTCTACTATTAGCCTTACTTGTCCGTTAATAAAATTATGCTTATTCCTCTGTAAGTATCACTTTATTTTTATTAAAGTTTCACTTTGCATTAGGTTTTTTATTAATCGTCAATAAAATCAGTCTCTTTAAATATTGAGCCTTTAATATTATTATCTACCTCCTTTTTAGGTATTCTGTTATACCTTACGTTTAATACGAGTGCTGCAATAGATGGGTTAATATGTCACTTACTAGCCTCGTCAACCCAAATAGTCTCTAAGATATTGTCAATAGTTTCTACCGCTTTACTTATGTCCTCTCTATTTCTTCGCTCGTCCCAAGTCTTATAGGCAATACCACCTAGAAAAATAAGAAAGCCACCAATAGTAGGTGTTGTGCGTCGTTCTTGCCCTTCTATTATCTCAAATTGACTTATAACATTGTTGGTAATTGTAGTTTGCCCTCCTTTTCATTTTACTTTACCTCCTTTCTCGTCGTCTAATATATTAATCTTATCTTGGTCTAAACCTTCGGTCTTAACTGGTATTAGCTTAGCTCTACGTGTCTTTTCTATACAACTTGCTAAATAGGCGTTAAATTGAGTTAATAACTCGTTTTCGTCCTTAATTTTCCTTGGTCTACCTATAAGCATATGTTGTATACTTGGATCGTCTACAGTAACCTCGTTCCAATTTCTATGTCTTGCTATTTTTACCTTACGGTTATCTTTACTTGTTTTCTTTTGGCTACCTGTTTTATGTTTAGCCCTTAGCTGTATTTTCTTTTCAGCCATTTTTTATTACTGGAAAAATATAAAAAATTAATCTGGTATATACATAGTTAAAATCCTTATCTCACACCTTGGGTTATCTCTATCTATTCAACCTGCCCTTACGTGCATCTCTCTTATTATTTCTCGGTTATCGTCCTCAAATAATCAAAACTTAACAAATAAGTCGTTTATACTTTCTATTTTATTGCTTAGGTCTGTTCTCCTAGCGTCTGGTAAATAAAAAGTATATTCTATGCTATATGTAGCTTTTAATTTCCGTGGTTTAATGTTTTGATTTAATAGAGCTTTTAGTTGCTCGCTTTCTCGCTCTTGGTAAGCCTTGGAGCTTACTAACCTTTTCCCTGTTCGTTGTTTCTGGTTTTTTTTGCTGGGTATTCTCCCTTTGAGTATTAGGTCTATCATTGTTTGTATTATTAGAGGGTAAAATTTTGGCATCTCCTACAGTAACTCCCATTTTTTGTAATTGTTCCGTTATTATTACTCCTTTAGGTTTCGTTTCTAACTCCCTACAATGAGGGCAAAAACTAAGTCCTAAAGGTCGGTGGTATTTACACTTTGGGCAAATATTAGGGTGTCCTTTTTTCTGTTCGTTTTTCTTTTGATCCATTGCATTAATCTTTACAACTAAAATGGCTATTAACTATGTCGTCTTGCTCTCTATCTCTCATAAAGTAAAGAGCTTTGGATTTGCTTATTATTCGCCTTGTATCTTTATCGTCCTTAAATACGTGTATTTGTCAGTTTATCTCCCTAAAATCTATACTGCTAGGGTTTCCTACTATTATGTTATAGATGCTGTCGCTTATCTCTTGCCTAAACTCCTCTTGTTTGCTCCGTTCTAATACTCCTAAACGTTGTGGTTTTTCCATCAGTATTTTTTTGTTTATAATAAAAGTCCCACTGTCTCTTTAACCGTGGTATTAATTCGTTGTGCATTACTAATTGTTGCACTAAAAACTTTTTACCTGCAGTAGTACGGTCTACTCGTTCGTGCTGTTCTATACTATCTACAAATACTATATTGTTTGGATCGTTTCTAAATTCTGGGTATAAGCCCTTTGGTAGTGCGTGTGCAAATTGGTAGCTTGCTAAATTTTCTAATCTATAATATTTTCCTGTTAAATCGCTCTTACCTTTATTTCTTAACCATTTAATTTTAAATGTAAGTAATTCGCTACCACCATTGGCTATTCTTTCCTGGTGTCTCCTTCAAATTTTATTTATTGGAGTTTTTTTAATCATAACGCAAAATACCTAACTATTTAAAGTTAGGCTCTACGTTATTTCTTTACCCAAATTAGATGGTAGCAATATTTAGCACTTTTGCAAGCCAAAATATAAGAAAAACCACTATTTTTTAGCGGTTTTTTTCTCCCATTTATAGCTGTTTGTTTTATGCTTTACCTCTGGTTTTCTATTACATTTTGTCCTTAGATAGTTCTTTATATCTTTTACTGCTATATATCTAACACTAAATCCTTGTTTATATTTCTTACTTGATCCAGCACTAACTCTTACAGGTATATATAGCCATCTATCAGCAGGTATTCTTTTACGATGCACCCCTAACCTCTCGGCTAATTCAGTAGCTTTAAATAATTCTAAATATTCCATTGTAATTTCGTTTAATAAATATAAATTTGTAAGGTACTTTAGAGGGTACATTAAAGAGCTACTTGTTAGCTCTTTTTTTATTACTTTAATATTACCAATATTAAATTTAATCTTGTATTTTTTCCATACTTTCTATCTCTCATTTGTGTGCTAATACAAAAGCTTTTGTTTCTTCTAAACCATATGTTAAATATATTTTTCAATTCCATAGTTTTATTTTCCGTATCATTGCTTTAATATTACTAATATAAATCTGGCTAATATCACATTTCTTTTAAAACTCTATCTATAATAGCAATAACGATAGGTCAAAATACAACTATAAAAGCTATTATTCTATCTCTATCTCGTTCAGTTTTCATTACTTTAATATTACCAATATAAATACTAACTAATCTTAAATATTATTAACCATATTTTGTAATATTATTTTTAATTTATCAATATCAGCTTTTATTTTCTCTATTAGCTCGTTTGACTGTCTTATTTCTTTATTACTACTTTCTATCAATGATAGGTAGTATCATTTTGCGAAATCTTTTAATTCTTTAAAACTATCAAACTCATACACATAATCTATACTTCACTCTCATATATCATAACAAATATATTTCTCTCAATTATAGGCATATATATTACTATAATCTCGTAAATTTTTTAAATTATTGCATTTCTCTATTTCCTTAATTTCTCATTTGTATCTTTCAATATAAGAATTATGTTCAGCTATATTATTCTCTTGAATTTCTATATATCTTTTCTTTCTATTTATCTCTTGCTCTATTCAATTTAGATTTTCCATTACACTTTAATATTATCTAATAAAAACTTTTCTAAATTTTCTTCTTTACATAAAGCACTTTCTATAAGCCAGTATTCATAATCTTTATAATCAAAACATTTCTCAGGCTCTCCTCATAACCAGTTCGTTCATTGTCGTTTTCTTACAACCATTTTATTCTCACACACAAATTGCCATAGTCAGCTTTCTTTACTTACTAACTGTCTATAATCACACCGTTTATCTTCGTGATTACATTCTCATTCTGTATCAAATTCATAATAGCTTATTAATATTTTATTGTCTTTAAAACAGTAGAGATGCATATTGTCTGATTTTATTTTAAAAGGTCTCCAACCTTTCTCAATAAGTTTGTTTAGTAGTTCTTCCATTTTCGTTTATGATCCAATATAAAATTCCGATATTTTTAAACTCCTAATACAAAAATTCCCAATAATTTTTGTAGTCTAATACAAATTTTAGGAGCTAGCTTTTATTAAGCTAGCTGTTTATCAAAGTAAAACCTTAATTCTTTTCGTTGCTCTGGTGTTAATTCCTTCTTTAATTCTCTTTGGTTTTCTAAATCTAAGCTCCAAATTATATGCTCCACTCTTTTTTGATTTTCTATTTCGTTGTATTTAAAATCAAAGTAAGCTGTACCAAAATATTTTCTCTCCATTACTCTTTGAGCTTTTAACTTAACAAGCTCTAATAATACGTCTTTGTGTAGGGCTTTTGCTGTTTTCATACTTAGAGGGTATAAAATATAAAATTAGTTGTTTTTTAATAATTCAATTTCTTTTCTAACTTGTTCGTACTCCCTAGTACAAAAAGCAACTGCGTGTACTACCATAGTTGTACTAAGTGTTACTCACTCCATTTTGTTAATAAAGTAGTTAGTAAATTCTTCTTTAGTAATTCCTTTGTAAGCGATAGCATTTTCTAAATAGATTTCGTTTGCTAATTCGTTTAGGTTAATGTTTGTAGCTGTCATTTCCTTAAATACTTTAGAGGTTAAAAGTAAATAGATATATTTACGTAAATCATTATATAGATTTTTTGTTATAATTGCAAGCCAATTTTATATAAAAATAGGCATTACAAAAAAGCCACGTTTTATAGTGGCTTTCTTGCGTTATAAGTGCTTTATCTATAGCGTTTAGTTTCTGTAAGTCAAACGGTTTTTTAATTCTCCTAAAAACTCGTCTACATTACTTACATTTACATTTAATCAGTTAATAGCAAAACTACTCTGGTTATTATTAACTGTACTGTAGCTTTGTACTGCATTTCTAGGCTGTACGTAAGATGCTGTACGCCTTACTATTGCCTCTGGTCAGTTTTCCCCTACAATAGTAACTCCTTTATTTAACTCTCCTCAGTAAGCCCTATAAGATGCAGGTACACTCGCTAGCATCTCTTGTACACTAGCTACATAATCTCTTACGGCTTGCTCTCTATTCTTTAGCTCTGTTTTATATGCTTTTGTGTCGCTTTGCCGTTGTTCTAATACCTTCTTACTATGATCCTGTACTAATTTTAACTCATTTTGTAAAGCTGTTTCCTGTTGTTTGTATTCAGTTTCTAACTTTGTTTGTTGGTTTAATAAATCTCTTGCTAATTCTTGGTTTTTAAAGTCTGTAATTTCTACATATTGGTCTTTAGTGGCATCATAGTACTTTACAATATCTCCCTCTACCTCTATAGCTTGTTTACCTATTGCGTCTAGGTCTCATTGGTTAGCTACAGCTTGGTAAATATTTCTTTGTTCTTCTAATTGTGCTTTTTTCTCTTGGTATTCAGCTATAATTTTCTCTGTTTCGCTTTGTTTGTTTAATAAATCTACCTGTTGTTTTTGTTCCTCTGTTAATTGCTCGTTAATTAATTTAGCCTCTTGTAAAGCCTCTACATATTCTGTTACCTCGTCTATCTTAACTCCTCATATTGTACCGTATTCTCGGTTTCTTAATTCGTCTAGGCTTATACTACTAAAGCTGTTGTTTTGTCCGTGTTCTCTCTCAAATTCCTGGATCGTTTTATTAACCTCTTTATATCTTCCTGCTAAATCATTAGTAAAGTCTTTATCTAATTCCTCTAAAGAATTATTTACCTCTCTAATATTCTTTAAGGCTTTATCTTTAAACTCCGTCCATTTATCTCCTAATTTTTCTATAGCGTCTTGGTATTTTTTAGCACTATTAATAGCATCGTCTGTAGCTTTCTGTTCCTTTTCGCTAGCTTTTTGCATCTTATCGTAGTACTCTTTTACATACTGGTCGGCACTCTTTAATAATTCGTCGTTTGTTTTACCTTCTAATTTAACTAACTCGTCTTTATACCAGTTATAAACCTCTAATAATTTCTCGTTCTTTTCTTTTTCCCCTGCCTCACTTTCCTGGATTTCCTGTATTTTTAAATCTCTTAATTTCTTTAGATTTTCTTTTTGAGTTTCTAATACATTATTCTTTTTACCTCCTCAACTACCACTACCACCACCAGTAATTAAATCTTTTAATGTAGCGTTTGTTTTCTTTTGGCTGTTTACAACAGTTTTACCAGTATTTTCCCATCAGTCTTTAACGTCTTTAAAGTATTTAGCCCAGTCTTCCCCTAAATCGTTTATGGTATCTACTGTAGCACTAACAACACCATTTAAGGCGTTTGTAGTATTTGAAAAGTTAAATCAAAAATCAAAATCCGTTTTTTTACCTCGGTCTACATTACCAACTTTACCAATATTCATACCAGGTATTTTATTAATCTGGTCTATTAATTTATTAATATAACCTATAGCACTATTTACTCATTGTCCTATACCATAAGCCATATTATTACCCATACTTTTCCAAGCGTCTCCATTGAATAACTTTTTAAAGTTATTACCTATATCTATAGTAAAAGACGAAAATAATGTATAAGCACTACCTATAACAGTACCTAAAATAGCTCCAAAGTTTTGTATAACTTTTATAACTCCTCTAAAAGCCTGTACTACTGCATATAAAGCTTTTTGGATCATACCTAACCCACTTGTACCTTGGCTACCTGTTTCTACTAAATCGTCTCCAGTTTGTACTACGTCCTGCATTAATCCCTCAAAGGCAGGTGCAACGGCATTAGCTATACTTTCTCCTATTCCTTCTAAAGTAGATTTTAAAGTATTCATTTTACCTTGAAAACTACTTGCGTATTGATCCATAGCTCCAGCAAATACGCCACCCTCTTCACTCATATGTTGGAAAGCTGTAGTTACTTGTTCGTCTGTAATTTTACCTTGGCTTGCTAACTTTTTTACCTGTTCTACACTTGTATTTAAATCTTTTGCTAGTTGGTCTCCAATAGGTACTCCAGCTTTTACTAAATCGTTAAAAGTATCTTTAGTAAGGTGTCAGTCTTCAGCAATTTTCCCTAATATGTCTGTAAGGTCTTGCATCTTTGTACCTGTACCTGCTGCAATATCTCCTAGAGCCTGCATTTTCTCCATTACCTCGTCAGTACTATCTCCCATTTGTAATAAAGCAGCTGCAGTATCTCTTACGTCGTCTACATTAAGTCAATTATCGCTAGAAAAGTCCCTTAAATTGTCCATTAACTCTTTAGTCTTTTCAGCATCTCCAGTAAATCTATTAAAAATATCTGCTGTTTCCTGGTACTTTGATCCTAATTCTATTAAAGCACTAACAGCTTTTTTTATAAGAGTTATTGCCGCAGTCCAAATAGCAGTATTTTTTAAAGCACCCATCATTTTACCAATACCTTTATTATCGTCCCCTGCTACGTCTTCGGCTGTTTTACCTACGTCTTTTAATCATTTATTAACTCCTTTAATTTTCTCTTCAATATCTTGAATATTAAGCCTAGCTTGAAACTCTAATTCTTTATCTCACGATTTTTTAAATTGTCTAAGTTCAGCTCTCGCCAAATCCAAATTTTTTTGTAGCTTAGCTTTCTCTATTTGTAAGTCCATTTTTAAGTCGTCCTTATCTAGCTCTTTTTGGGCTGTGTCGGCGGCTCTATCTACCTCTTTTTTAATTTGTTGGTCGTCAGCTTTCGCTTTAATAATAATACTGGTTTCCATTTCCTCGTTTGTAGCCATAGCTTTTTGATTAATAATAAAAAACTAGGTATGTTATACCTAATTTTTTAAAACTGTTGGTTTCTAATTATTGTCTGTGTATTGCTAGCATCTCATTACCACACTTAGGGCATTTACAAGTTTTAGTTGCTGCAAGCCTCCAAACAGAGTAAATAATACCTGGTACTAATAACAATAACCATAATACTAACTCAATTCGTATACTACCAGGTGTTACCTTCTTAGGTTTCCCTGTGTATCAACATACAGGGCAGTCTATTACCATACCACTACTATATTTTAATACTTGACTATACATTGCAGCATTATTAGCTGGAGCTGGTTTACTTGATCCATCTAAAAACTCTCCACAATGTTTACACTTTTTAGCAGTTGCCAATATCTCCTCCCCACAAAAAGGGCAGTCTACAGTTTCTCTTTTATCAGCCATCGTTCGTTTATTTAGCATATAAAATTAATTTGTATTTATATTTTATGCTGCATAATTGCAAGTTAATTTACTAACACTAATTCAAAAGCAAAAAAACAACATATAAAGAAAAAGAAAACAGTAAAACTATTTACAATTTTATAAAATAAATAGTCTGTTTTCTCCTCCTTGTATTGTAATAATATCAAAGCATAGGTATTTATGTTGGTGGTATATAAATTTAATCTATCTAACCACTCCTTGCTAACAACTTTACCCTTACATAATTTTATTAGCTTTATTTTATTTTGGCTAACAATACTAACTGCCTTTTCTTTATCTTTTCTACACTCTCTACAATATAAACTCCTTCAACTATAACTTTTGCATCTTAAACAAGGCATTAGATATTTTTATTTATAAATATTTTCTTCGCAAGGTATACCATCATTATCGGCGTCTAAATGTTTATGTCATAACTTATAAAGTAAATCTACTTTCCATTGTGCGTCTATATTCTCGCAAGTTACCGCTTGGTTACGTCGCTGGAAAAGATTTAAAGCTATGGATCATAATAAAAGCATTAATAATACTGCTGCTATTTTTTTCATTACTTAAACCTTTTATTAGTTTCTAAAATAATATTTCTAAGTCTATTAAAATCAGCGTGCGTTTTTAAGTCCTTTACATATTCAACAAATTTTCTTAACTCTATTAATTCCTCTACCATTTCCTCCTTCTCTTCTTTTAATTCTTTATACATTTTTTCTAACTGTTCATAGCTTGGCTTTGTATCGGTTTGTGCTAGTTCGTTGTCTGTAGCTGTTGCCATTTTATAATAATTTAATTAATAAAACTTAATCTTGGTTTTTATCATATTCTACACTTAAAATTACTGCCTCTCCTTCTTTAAAGTTTTTGCTAAACCATCTTTCTACACCCGCTAGAGTTGTTTTTACTCTGTAGGTTTTAATCTCTTCAGTTTCTATAAACTGTACTTTAACTAAGTATCGGTATTTTTGCATAATCTAAATTATTAATAAATTAGATAGTAATATACTTAGATTTTTAAAACTGTTGGTTAAAAAGGTAGCTCGTCTGTTTTTCCCTTTTCTTTAACTAATTTATCTAACTTTTCGTCTATTCTTTTTAACAATTCAGCTATAGCCTCTAAAGCCTCCATTACTGCATAATCCATAATGTCTAAATAATTAATGTAAAATTTTTGCATTAAACCCATATTTTTTGCTATTTTTTTACAAAAATGTCTATTTTAATGTCTAATTTTCGTTTTTAATTTCCTCGTCTGGTAAAAGTTTGTAGTCTCTTCAATGTATAGATATACTCTTAAAAGGCTTACCATAATGTTTTTTACCTAGTCCCTGGATCGCCTCTTTTAAGTCAGCTATAATTTGTATATAGCCATCTTGCATAGACTTTAAGTTAAGTAAGTCAGCCTTTAGCTGTGCGTTTTCGTCCATCAGCTTTAATTCTAAAGCTGTACGTTTTTCTGTTTTTTTAGTTGCCATAAGTATATAAACTATAAATTAAAAGTAATAAACAATATAAAGCAGTAAAAAGCTGTAAGTTAATCCCTTTTTTATAATCTAATATAATATCTAATATTAGGATCGTTAAAGTTAAATTTAATAATACTGTTCGTGCTATTATTCGTCCCATATTATTTATAAAATAAATAAATCTAATCTGTATAGCTCCCTACATTAAAAGTATTCCTTTCTAGGTCTTCTTTATGTTTATTCCTCCTAATTCTTTTTATTATTAGTCTATACTTGTCGGCTCTTTCTCTGTTTTTATGGTGTTTATTCCATCTACCTAGGCTATCTTTCCATATTCTCCTACAAGCTCTACACTTACATAAACCAAAACCCATAGGTATAAAATTATTATTCATACTCTAATTAAATAATATAAAACTAACTTCGTCAATTTGGTGCTATGAGACTTATAACCCAACATATAAATATTATATCAAATATTATTAAATTAGTACAAACAAATATTAGTATAAAATTTATTAAAATTACTTTCTGTTCTACTGTCATTTTATCTTAAATAAATAATATAAAAACTTTGATTTAATGTTTATGTATAAACCACATACTTACACAAAACATTATAGTTCAACATATAACACAAGCTATTTTATACATTGTTTCTTCCATTACTTTACTCTCTTATAAATTAAAAATAACATAGTCATTACACTTACATAGCATAAACACTCAAACATTTTACTTTAATATACTAATTAAAAAACTAATTCCAAAAAACCATAATATTCATAATACTAATATAGCAACTATTCGTTCTTTCATTACTTTAATATTACTAATCTAAATCTAACTAATCTTCTCCACATTGTTTTTTATAGTATTCTAATTCTTCTAATAAATTTCTTATTTTTTCATTTTTGGTTTGCACTGTAATATCAAGCAACTCTTTCTGCTTTTCTTTCTTTTCTTTCAAATCTGTAATCTCATTTTTATATTCAGCTAAATTCTTAACTAATCTTGCATTTTCTTCTTTAAGATTTTTATTTTCTTGTTCTAACTCTTGTATCTTCAACTCCAAATCTGAATATGTAGGATAACTCATTGTTTTATAATTAAATAATATAAATCTAACTTATTATTTATAATATGTATTAAAATATCTTAATAATGTAAACCCTCCTCCTTTTCAAACTACATTACTATTATACCATCAAATTATAGCCTCCTTAGGCATATTATGATAAATAGCTGTATATATATCAGTTAAACTAAATACGTAATAATTGTCAAACTCATACATAAAATTAAGTGTACCTGGTAGTTCAGCTATTACTGTGTATTTACCAAAATACTTTGAATTAAAATACTCTACCATAAATTTAATACTTTCGTCTACGTGGCTTATAACTTTTTTTGATCCTACACTCTCTCGTAATTTCTTTTCCATTTATTCCTTAGGTATAAAACTAAATATATGTTTAATTACGTCTACTGTTCGTCCGTTTCATAGCATCTTATAACGCTGTGTTTTACTTACTCCTTCGGTGTAATTGTCTGGTAGTGTTTGCAACCTTTCGTATTCTATTGGAGTTAGTTTTCTTATTCTAGGGTATACAATTATATCGTCGTTTTGGCTAGTAGTTAATGTTGTCATTTTTCACGTAGGCAATATCTTACGCTCTGCTTTTTCATATGATCCTGGCTTTTGTATAAATTCAGTAATAGATTTATCAAACTCCGTAGTAGTAATACCTAATAATTCTTTTAATTTAAACCGTATATTTGCGTCTGGTATTGCAAAGCATTTATCGTTCCTAAATCGGTGTTCAACTTTTGTTATTGGTTGGTCTAATTTATCAGCTATTTCTTTATTTGTTAAATTTTTATGTTTCCTTAATTCAGCTTTTAATCCTTCTATATCTACCTCGTACTTTCTTACTGTTACAGTTTGAGGTATTAGTATTACGTCAGCCTCATTTTGAGTAGTAAGAGTATGGCTTTTCCCCCTCGCAACTCTACCTCTACGAGTTGTACTTGTAGCATATCTAAGGTTTATACCATCTCCATCGTTTGCTACCTCGTATCATTTTTTTGTTGCTGTCTTAACCCTTATTTCTCCATCTTGTACGCTTATTAATTCTACTGCTACTTTAGCGTCTTTATAATCTCTAGCACAAAGAGTTGGTACTTTATCAGTCCTAAATCCTTGTCCGTCAAATTCTCTACTAGCTGGGCAATGGCTTACTGCTATTTTCTTTTCGTGGTCTCCTCCTCCAGTAGTTACTAAAGTTGCACACTTACTATTTAACTCTTCTAAACGTTTTGTTACCTCGTATTTCCTTGCTAATATTTTATTCCGTCTTTCGTTTGAGTAATAGTATTCCTCGTCTACTTGATCCTGTAATACGTCTTTTAATAATATACCTTTGTCCTCTGGTTGTGTAATACCTGGTATATTAGTTCGGTATAATCTCTTTCTATTTTGTCCACTAACTAAAGCACTATTAATCTCTATTGGCTCTACTCATAACATAGTACTAATTATATCTACTCGCTCTTTTTTCATTTTAACGTTTTCCAATAGAAAGTACTTAGGCTTAACCTCTCTTAGTATTCTTACATACTCAAAGAAAAGTTGGCTACGTGGATCATTAAAATTTAATTTTTTACCTGCATTACTAAACCCTTGGCAAGGGCTACCTCCTATAAGGAGGTCAATATTATTTAAGTTCCCCCCCCCCTCAATTAATTTTACGTCTCAAATTTCCTCTATTTCTGGGTGGTTTTTCTTTGCTATCTGTATAGCGTATTGGTCTATCTCGCTTGCGTAGTATTTATCTACTTTAATTCAGCATCTTTTAAGAGCCTCTAAACCGCAAGCTATACCATCAAATAAGCTTAATACTCTCATTAATCTATATCTTTAATAAATAAGGCAACAATTAACGAAAATACTACAAAGCATCATATATAACTAATAAACCCTCCTCCTATACGCTTGCTAATAAAAAAGCAAAAGAAACAGAATAAAAACGCTGCTATACAAATAAGAGCAGTAAATAAGAATATTGCCAAAGACTTTAATAAATAATTTTTCATTTCGTTTTATTGTTTAAGAAATAAATATACAATAAAAGCAATACAAATAACTAACCATAACAAAGGGTATATAGTATTATTTGTAAGTGCGTATACATAACTAAATACAAATACTATCGCTGCTATAATTGCAAATACTATTACTAAAGTCATTACAACGCTAGCAGTCCAAATAATAGCTTTTTCTCGTTTTTTTAGTTTCATTTGGTTTAGTCTTCAAAATAAATCTTTTTAATTTTGTATGTATCATTAAGTACGTTACCAATAGCCTTTACAAACATAATCATAAACTCCTTCTCTCCAGGTTGTGTATCTTGTCGCTCTTTAGTTTCTATTATTTGCCAAAAGCATCTATTAGCGATTTTATTAAAGCCACCGTCTTCTAATTTAAAGCCTGCTATTTTTGCTGTTTGGATCATAGCATTTATTTTATCTTCTAGCTCTCCTAGAAATTCCATAAATAAACCCTCCTCCACTTGCTCTTGTTCTTCTTTAGGTAGCTTGCTATAAAAATCCCTTAACCTTTCTTTAGCTAATTCTAAAGCTTTGGTTTTTACCTTCTCTGGATCGTTGTAAGTAAATAATTCGTTTAAGTCCATCAGTTCCGTAAATCAGTATATAAATTGCGAGGAGGTAGGTATTGCACCTACAAGAGCTTAGGCTTGCTCTTTCTATGCTAATTTTATCTTTATCTATTATATCTATGAAAAAGCCCTCTTTTACTTTCTACTTTCTATGTTGGTTGCCGTTTTTTTTGCTCCTCGTTAACCTACCCAATTAAGGGTAGGCATTGAGGTTTAGTTGGTTTGGGCAGTTTAACGCCAAATACCCAGGGCAAAATATATTCGTTTATTTTACACCTTTCTTAATTCCCCATCTATAAAGGGCTTTCCTTATTGTGTCTGGTCTTAATCCATATTTTCTACCCATCTCTACGCAAGTAATATGGTTTTTATAATCATTAATTATTTGGTTTTTGTAATTAGCTGTAGTCTTAAAATTCTGGATTTTACTAACTACGTCTAAATACTTATTTTTGTATAAATCCCTTTGGCTTTCGGCTAGTTCTAGCTTATGCTTATATATTTTCTTTACTTGTTTTTGGTATTCTAGCTCCTTCTTTAGTTTGTGTAAAGACGTTACCAAACAAATAATACTAATTGCTAATATGATCCAACATACTAAAGCAATAATTTTTTGAGTTTCTAAATTTTCCATAGTGTTATATTGGGTAAAGAATTAAAAAACTATTCAATAAAAGTGTATCTAGGTTTAATGTATTCGTGGCATCTTTTACCTTTAACGATCCTGCTAGGTCAATAAAATTTCGTTCCAGCTTGATATTTTTGGTAACAATACTCTACCGCAACTACCCAATTAGTAGTATAGTCGGCTGGTATGTCTTTATGGTAAAGGTTATTAACCTGGCATAATCCGAAAGCGTGTCAATTATCGCCTACGGCATCTAGCTTAAATTGTCAGTTTTCACACTCCAATACTGCTAAGAAATCATAACCTCCTAATTTGTAAGCATAAGTAACAATATCTTGTACTACGCTGTCTTTATCTCGTCAGCTATGCCATACTCTAATACCTTCTCTATAAGGCATCTCCGTAGGTTTTTTTATTGGAGTTGCACGCTCTCCAGAATTAAACCCAAACGCTCGTTAAGTGCTTTTATTTCAGCTCTATCAGCATCAGCTCCTTTATTTTCTTTGCTAGCTTGGTTTTCCCAACTTGTAGTACATTGCTGTATACAATTATCTTTTTCTACTAAAGCACTATCGTATTGTGCTTTATGCTCTTTTATGCTATTTTCTAATTCTTTAATTTTTTGGTTTATCTCCAATACCTCATTACCAGCCTTAACCTTAGGCTGTGTAATTATTATGTATGCAATTAATCCAACTATAATTGCTAAAAATGATCCATAAATAATTTTGTTTAGTGTGTTATTCATTGTGTAAATTAGAGGGTAAAATCGGCTTTTTTGTTAAGTTTTACTACGTTTACTAGGTCTGTAATTGTTTCAGCCTTTCCGTAAAGTAGCTCATAACTAGCCTTTAATGTTGCAAGTTCTAAGTCTTGCAAGTAAAACTCGCTTTTAAGTAACTGTTCTATGAATTTATCAGTATTAGCTGTTTTACCATTTTCGTCTTTTTGCATCTTTAACTCCATACCTCTTAACGCTTTGTCTTTATCTAGCTTTAGCTTTTTTTCTGTTCGTTCAGCTTTCATATTACAAACGTTAGTTACTATCTCGTCTTGTAAACATAACCAATTAAAGAGGTCGTCGTTAGTTAGCTGTAAGCCTTTTAGCTTAAATGTTTCGTGCCTATCTATTAGGCTTTGTACGTCAACTGCCATTTTATTCGTTTAATCGTGTTTAAAATAGTCTATTGGCATAAATATTTGTGTCTCAAAACCGTCTCTTAGGTAGTTTAGGATTTGTCCCCTTGTTAATATATCGTGTGCGGTTGTTTTAATAACTCCTTCGCCAATTTGTTTTACAACTACTTTGGCATCTGGTTTTAAACTTTTGATAAGCTCGTAGTTAAACCCATAAGCGTTTAACTTTCTAAATATATGCTCTGGTCTCTTTGTAACAAAGAAGTTACCGAGGTTTATAGCTCCAAGCCTTCTAGTTTGGAGCTTTGCACTTAGGTACAAATATACAAACTTGTCTTTTATGTATATTTGGTTTCCAGCTTTATCTTGCGTTAGGATCATTTATTTAGATTAACTAACTAAAAGGGTTTAAATGGATCGTCTCCATCATATAAAGCCTCTAGTCTTACTGCCTTAGCTTGCTTAATAATTTCCGTATCGTTAAACGGTGTTTTATTAAGTGGCATAATTGTATAAGTTGTGTCTAAATCCTTTCCAGTTCTAGTAATTTTTAAATCGTACTCCTTTGGATCGCCAAAGTCAGCGTCGTTATAAAAAGCGAAAATATCTTTTTTAATACTTTGTTGTGTAAGCTCCCAAATTTGTATACCTTCAATATTGTAATTGTATACAACGAAAGCCCAAAACTCCTTAGGGTTTCTACCGTCTTTACTATCAGCTGGAGTTCAATTAAAAGGCTCTTTTTGTCTTACTGCCTTTAGTCAACCATCAGCTGTAGTTCTAAAGTACTCGTAACCCACAATAGAATTAGTTAAAATTCTAATCTTAATTGTTTCCCCTTCTTTAATTCTAAGGTAATTTCCTGCTGTAGGCTCTTTTAATTCATAACCTGCAGGTAAAAAAGTTTTAGTTGTTTCCATCGTTATTATTTTTTAACCATTTAAAATACTCAGTTTTGCAAATTAATTTCTCTCTGTTGTTAAATGTTTTGTACTCTTCTATTCATTTAACACCAAACGCTCGTAAAAAGCGTATAAATTTTTTATTGTTCTCCATAGTTAGCTAATAAATTTGCTAAATAGTTTTGTGCATAACTTAAACTCATTTCTTTTCATAAGTTTTGTTTTAATCGCTTTCTTTTCTCCCTCATTTTAATTTGTATTTCCTTGTCTTGCATTTTGATTAAAGCCTCTACGTCGTCCATTTTAACAGGTATACAAGATATAATACTATACTTACTGTGCATCTCTCCACCTATCATTATATGGCTGTGTGTATCTAACCATTTGTAAATCTCCTCTGGTGTAGCGTCACTTATAAGAGTTCTACCGTCTCTTAATTCTACGTTTGTTAATTGTTTCCATTGTTTAATCTCGTTTGCCATTTGGATCGTTTAAAGTTTTAAAATATTCACTCTTGGCTTTTTCTATGTAGCTCCGAGGCTTTATTAAATACCTCTACATAGTTTTGATAAATCGCTTTAGGTCAACTGCAAGCTCCTTTCCGATAATTACACTTAACCGAGGCTACCATTATGTTTTTTGCTAATTCGGTGCGATTAACTCCGATTTTTTCGGCGAGTTCGCCGTACTCTTTGGCTGTAAGTATATGTCTAGCAAAGTTACGCTCGTCTTTTTTGTCGTAAGCAATTCAAATTAAATCAGCAGTTTCTTTTAATTCTTTTATTAAATTATTTATCTTTTCTGTAATATTATTATCTAAGCTATTATTATTAATTAATAACTCTTTAGAGTTATTTATAATATCTTTAGATATTATATTATTATTATATTCTTCTATTCTTCTTGCGTTTTTCTCTGTTTGTTTCTGTTTCTCTCTGTTTTTCTCTGTTTTTCTCTGTTTTGATATCTTTTCAAAGTTCTTAACTGCGTTTTTGTTGCCTTTCATATACTCGCTTTTTTTTTCTGTATTCTCGTCGCTTTTATCTATAGAATACATAGCACTAGTTAATAAAGCATCTACGATAGGATCAGTTGGCTTTATTCAGTCTAACCCATACTCTAACAGGCTTTCATAATACTTTGCCTTTAGTTCTGGATCAGTAATTTTTTTGCCTGTCTCATAGAATAAGCGAAAGCATTTAAAATAAGCCTTGCTTTCCATCGTTTTCTACTCTATTAATGTAAAATTGGTTAGTGGCGTTCACAACTTAATTAATCCCTCTCCAAGGATTAACTTAGCTCTATAGAAACGCCCCACCACGTCCTTAATTACCTCTACTATTGATCCATCTTCTAAGTATCAGTAGTAGTTGTAACCGTTGCCTTTACTTACAATAGTTTTTACCATCGTTTGTACTTACTAAAATAAAAGAGGCACGTTACTTTATCAGTTGTGCCTCTCCCTTGCTAGATGCACAAACTAAATAAAGTATACCGTAGTGAGGTTTAGTAAGCTACGGTATACTTTATTTAATGTATACACTAGCCTAAACCTCATTTTTTAAGAGTAATTGCTTTTTCAGTTTGTTTTCTATCGTAGAGCCTTGTAAGTGTGTGTAGTTTTGGTTTTACGTTGGGTAAAGAAAACTAGAAATTTTAAAAAAGCCTGTACTCTTCGTAGATATACAGGCTTGTATATATATTGACATTTTTAATTATTCGTTCATTGTATCTTGTGCAAAGTAACCGAACAATTTTTTATTAGCAGTTATTTATTAATTAGTAACTGCTTAAACCTCAATATTTTATACATTTCTGTATATTTACGTATATTAGTATAAGACTTTTTTTATATTTTGCAAGTTATTTTTAAAGAAAATGTTTCACTAATTTTGAATTAGTGTTTTAAGGGGTAGAGTATGCCATTTTTTTATATTAATTAAATTTTGATCCTAAACTTTTTATGTAAATTTTCTTGGGTGTCCCTAAGTTCCGAGTTTAAAACTGTCAAATATGTCTGTGTCGTTAATATGCTATTATGCCCTAATAATTGTTGTATATGAGGTAAAGGTGCATTAGCTCTAAGTAAATTAGTCGCGAACGCGTGACGGATTTTATGAGGGAAAACTCTATACTTGATCCCTGCCCCCTTTGCTATATCTCTAATATATGCCTCCACGCTTACGGCACTTAGTTTTTTATTCATAGCATTACCGCTAAAGCTAATAAATAAATACTCGCAGTCAAAATTACGCCTCATAAACATATACACCTGGATCAGTTTAAGGTCGTCCTCGTATAAGTTAATTGTTCTTACCTTACTCCCCTTACCTAATATTTGTATCTCTTCTCCTATATCGCTAACTTTAAGATTAATTAATTCGCTAACTCTTAATCCTGTATAAAATAAAAGCTGTAATATTAACAAATTTCTTACTCTAATTAAATCTCAATATTTTGTAGTTGGATTTTGGCTTTTAAGGTATTTAACCATTTTTTCCATATCTCAATTCTCTATTGCATCTATCTTTTTACGTGGCTCTCTAGCAAACATTATTTTATTATAATCCTCTGTTTTATATCATTTTACTAGGCAAAACCTAAGGAAAAGCCTAATAGATGCTAAGTAATTGTTACAAGTTCTTACGTCTTTGTTTTCTCTCTGTTTTGCTATAAAATTCTCTATTATACCTAGCTTTATGCTTTTAGTGTCTTCTATATCTTTTCTATGCTGTTTTAAATATTCTTTAAATAAATACATTGTCCTTGAATAATTATTTATTGTATTAGTTGCGTAGCCTCTATTATTCTTTAGCCACTCTTTATAATCATTTATAATCATTTTCTAAGTCAATAAAAAAGTAAAACCTATAAGGCTCTACTCTCCCCTTTGTAGTACTACACACGATCCATACTATAAATATTTCCTTCTCGTATTCAATACAAAATAATTTATTTTATAATATGTCAATATCTAAACACCACTACCTCCTTGTATTGCTCGGTAATAATCTATTGTATTATCTAAATCAGCTTTAGTTTCTTTAACCTTATTTAAAACAAAATCTCTTTCCTGGTTAAAATTTTTTACTACCTCTGTATTTCTTAGGATCATATTAAAAAATCCAAAATCATAAGCTTTTATGCGTATCTCGTTACCATCTTTACCACTACCAGAATTTTTACCAGTTCCATTTTGTTCTAATACTAAGAGTTGTCCATTAACTACTCTATCTACTATAGCAACGTGTCAGTATGTACCTTTATTAGCTACTACTATATCTCATTGTTTAGCATTACTTGTAGTCAATGTTATTTTTGCCCATCAGTCAAAAAAACGGTTATTAGGTAAATTTTTAGCATTTCCTAAGCTCCCTATTTTTCCATAACCTAAGCATTTATCTAGGTAATATTTAATTAGGTCTATACATTGGTATTTATAGCAATTATCGTAATCTATTCTATTACCTAAACAAGCGTCTCTAAATTCTTTATAAGGTCTATTCATTTATTTTTCTACAGCTAAAAAACTAAAAATACTACTAATAGCTCTACTCTTTACATTTAATCCAAAATGGTAAGGCTCGTAGTAAAACATATTTTTTTTACTATTTTTGGATCGTGTACCTAATTCTTTTATAAGTTTCCCTTCTATACAAATATTCGTACTATGCCAACCTGTGGCTTGCCGTGGTTTATATACTTGATCCACAGCTCCATTATCTTCAGCATCAGCATACAATAACGGAGTATTAAATCTTGCCATTTCCAATACTACCCCTTTTTGTAAAAGGTTTATAAATCCTCTAGGCTCTTTTATAAAGTCTATTTGGTAGTGCTTTACGTTTATATCTCGCTTATTTGTAAGGTATTCAGCTATATAAGCTCCACTAATAGGGCTACCTCCACCGTCTTTGATCCTAATACCATCATTAGTCATTTTACGCTTAATATTAATTACGTCTTCTAACGAAAAATCGCCAGCAAAATTATAGTAAGCATTATTAAACATACTATACAGCCGGCAGTTATCAGCGTCTTGTTCAAATTGTGGCGTCTTATCAGCATTAGTTAAGTCTGGTATTGTAGCATTTTTTCGGTTTTGATAGCTAAATTTTACCATTTTGTCTAACAGTTCGTTTTTAGATATAGCCATTTTTGATTTTTTCTATTAGTAAAAATTTTTCTTTAATTTCTTTACCGAGTTTTCTTAGTTTATTCCGTGGCACAATGTTAGAATTTTTTAACTCGTAGCATAAATCCAATAAAGTGTCTATCTCTTTATTTAATGTTTTTATTTTGTTTTTTTGCTCCTTTGATAAGCTCTTTTTTATAGAATACGTCATTTGGTAAACTGAGTATGTCTAATAAAGCTCTTTTTACTCAAATACTTAGTACATTTCCCCACCGTTCTTTTAGTAAATACTCTAACTGTTTCTTTGGGTTTTGTCTATCTCCGAAAAACCTATTTAAAGCATCGTGCCTTAATACCTTTACTTTCATTTTGTTAATGGGGTTTTGTACGTCAAACTCTTGATGCTCTTTTTGGCTTATTATATGGTGTATATTTGTGGCTGTAGTATCTATTACCTTACTAAGTTTATACTGTACGCCATTAAGAATAATAACACTATTATTAACATTATTACGGCTTTTAATTGAGGTCATAACATAACAAAAAAGCAATATTTAAAAATTGCTCGTTTATTCCTTTTCTACTCATAAATCGTTAAAGAAAGTAGTATTAATCCACTTTGTTAATACATTTAATACTGGTATTCATAAACCAACGGCTATAACTTGGTATTCTCCAGTAATATCTCATAAATAAGTAATACCAAAAGCAAGTACTACGTCTATTAGTTGCCAAATTAAAACCCTTAGAGGTTTATACTGCCAAAGTTTTTTTAATCGTTCCATATCGTTTAATTTAAGATTTAAAAACTAATTCTTTGTAGGCATATTTATTTTTATTCGTTCTACGTCTTTCTGGATCGCTACAATACTTTTTTGGAGTTCCAAAATATTTACCTCCTTTCTAAACTCCTCCAAATCATTTAACCTATAGTTAAATGTAGCATACATACCGCCCATAGAGAAAATAAAAACTATAATACTCCAAATAGTAGTCGGTTTTTTTAATCGTTCTACGTACATTTTTTTAAATTTTTCGTATGTAAACATATTGTTTATACTCATTTAAATAAAACTGTTGGTTTTTTTGGATCATAAAAAAGGGTAACCCAGTATTGGCTACCCTTTTAAAATGGTAAATTATGCACCAGCAGTAGGAGTAGTAGGTGTTATACTCTCATAAGGAGAGCTTACCTGGTAAGCTGGTGTTGGGTAAGGTCTAAGTTGGCTAATTAAATATTGTGTTTGTAAGTTATTACTTGCGATATTCCTAGCCTCTAGCAATTCAGCTCTTAATCTTGCTGTTTCGTCGCTACATAATTTGTCTAGTATTCTTTGGGTATTAGCCGTACTTGCAGCAATTATATTAGCTGTATTTTGTTGTCCAGCTAGTATAGCTTTCTCAATGTTGTTGTTAGTGTTACAAAATCATTGAGTAATTAAAGTAGTTTGGTTAGCTAGTCCCTGTTGTGCAAATAATTGGTTTTGCCACATAGTATTATTATTAATAATATCTACTGTGTTGTCGTGGTTATTGTTGCTGTTCATACCACTAAGTAACCAAGCGGCATTATTTCAACCAAATCCACCAAAACCATTACCATTTCCCATAAATAAGAATAGTAATAAAATAATTAACCAAGTTCCCATACCTCAGCCAAAAGACATTGCGTTTTGATCCATAGCGTTATAGATAAGAATATAAAGCTGGTGTTTTCTTTGTTTATGCTATAGCCACCATCTTTATATTACCCCGATTTCGGGGTATTTTGTTTCCGACATTAATGTCGGTAGCAAATACTATTTTAGCTTATTTAAGCCTTTTTGCCGTAAACTACATTGCATCTATAACCTCTACTACCTCTCTTTGCTTTTCTTTACCTAACATACTGCTATTTTGTTTTATCATATTAGCAATATTAGGGTTAGCCCTTATTAATTTAGGTGCGATTTTTTCGGCTAATAGGTTTAAATCATTAATATTATTAAAATCTATACCTTGTATATCGTTAGGCGATATACCAGCCTGTAATAATCTTTGTTTTAAAAACTCTCCTTTTAAACCTCCGATAAATTGCATAAAATCCATTTTTTAAATTTGTTATTAATCTAAATGTATACCATACTCCTTATACAAGGAGTGTTTTTTGGCGTGGTAGTCGTCTTTTAGTTCGTCTAATTTTTCTTTGAGTTCTACCTCTTTGTGCATCTCATTAGCGATAAACTCCAAAACCTCTTTTACTCTTCAAGGCTCGTTAGTAATAGCCTCGCTTACGGCATCAATGTTTAAATCTCTACCGATAAAAAATTGTTCTCTTGTAAATTCCATCGTTAATAATGGTTAAAATATAAAAGCAACTACATATTAAGTTAAAAGTGCTAATAACAAATTAATTTTATTTTGGCTTTATAACTGGTCGCACTCTTAAGTACCGCTAACGAGTTGTAAATGAAAACGTATCTTTTAAGAGTTTTAATAGTTCTAAACTATTATTTTAAATAAAAGATAAATTTTCATAAAAAAAGTAAAAAAAATGAAAATTAAAAATACTAGGTTTAACCTAGTAATATTAAGAGGTTTGTATAAGCGTTATTATCTAAAGTTGACGATACTACTGTAGAGGTAGTTACCGATACTATTATTTGAACGCAACAGGCAGCAGTTAGAGCTACTTGTAGTACTAATAACCAATACCAAACAATGAAAACTTGGTGACCTTATACATTTAGTTGAGTTAATAAAACGGCTAAATTAAATGTTACATTAATACCTTTTAATTGATATGGCTGTGGAATTTGATTAAATGTTAATACAAATGTCTCTGGTATGAAACGAGAAAATTGGACTGGTACTTTTTATAGTGAATTAAATAGTTGAGATAATGTAAAATTATTAGTAATGGCTTGAGATACAGGTAGAAACCCTAGTTACCAAATTAATAAATTAGAATTAATAATTAATATGTATAAATGAATTAACATACCTTGAAAACCTAGGGAGTTACAAAGCATATCTAATAAAGCGACAATAACAATATTTTGAGTACACACCGATAATACACGAGTTACCCAAGATTAATAAAAAAGCTCCTTTAATTAGGAGCTTTTATTTTAGTAATAATCATAAATTGCTACATAATCTCTATTAGTAGCATAGCCACCACTAATAGAGATTTTATCGCCTGGTTTTAAGAAATATAATCCACTCATAGAGCCATTAGTATAGTTTACCGTTTCTCATACCTCTATATTATTAATATATACATATTTAACAGCATTAACATATGCTCTACTAACGATAGCATATCAAAATCATTTCATAGTATAATTATCAACTGCTGTTGTTGTGTGTAAAGTACCTTTACTCTTAACAAAATCTAATTGCCAAGATGTGGTACTATGTATAAATTTTTCCTCGTCGCTTTCCTCTGGTATTCGGTCGTTATCTATATGTACTCAAAACAAAGTTATACTAGCTTTTTGGCTTATATCTTTTAATTCTCTAGGTGTTCCTTTAATACTAGGATCGTTATTTATATAATTTGATACCTCAAAAATTTGTGCGTTTTTAATATATGTTGTACCACCATTTACTACACGATATCTAATATATAATGTATTGTTAGATGCTAAATTATCTATAGTATAACTATATGTTTCATATGTATTAGTTGGATTTTTTGTTAATTTAATAGTATCTCATATATAAAAAAATACTCCTCCTCATAATGATCCATCATATGTATTTTTTGCGTCAGCTTTTAATAAATATTTTTTTCAAGCTGTAGCACTATAAGAGGTAGCAGTAATAAAATTGGTACTTGTAGTACTTTGTTCGCTTAAATTTTCGGCAACTGTAGTATACTTTTCAAGCCATCAAAAAGCTTTAGATAATAACGCTTGTGCAAATCAACCAGAAACACAGTAAGGCATTAGCTTTTCTCTTGCTCTAGTTGTACCATTAACTTTTACGTAACTAAATCCCTCACTCCATTGAGTACTATCGCAAGCCATTACGTAGTAATTAGCGTTACTAACGGCACTATTTGTTTGATATAATACAATATCTAATAATTCTCCCTCTGTACCTCATACTGCAGCGTCAAGCTCTACCTCTAACTCTTGCCAACTTGTAGTAACGTCGCTAGCTGCTATTGATCCTGTAGCTAATACTTGCTCGCTATCTCAATACCAATAAGCCTCGCTACTACTTACGTCTACTTGTACTCATTTCCTTACCTCTACTACTAAATTAGCAGGGCTACCAGCTTTCTTTAACTTTAATTTTAAAGTATTAGATGCAGTACCGCTACCTTGTCTTTGTATATGTATTTCTGTACTAGCTGCATCATATCATACGTTAGCCTCTACAGTACAGTCACTTAAAGCTGGTGTAAGTTGTTTAAATAGAGTGTCAGTTAAAGCGTATTTTTCTCATACTAAAGCCCTTTCCTCTAAATGGTCTATAGCGTCAAGGTTTTCTAGTCTATCTACTCTAACGTCTAAATCGTGGATTTGTGCGTTAATAGTATCTATATCGGTTTTTAATTCGTCTACTTTAGGGATCATATATCTATTATCTTCTACTACACCTCCAGTAATAGTAGCCAATAAAAGATAGTTTTTAGTAGGTAAAGTATCTACTACCTCTACAGTTGCAATACCAGTACCATCTTCGTTACCTCCTCAATTATCTACGATTTCCTGTGGTATAGATATAATAACGTAACCATCTCCACTAATAGAAATTGAGTTATAATTTTGTACAAAAGCGTAAATAGTCTCTAGGTTAGTACGAATACAAGGTACTCGGGCTTGCCCAGTAGCTACGCTAGATGCTGTAACTTGGAAACCAGTAATAACACCAGCAGTACTTACACTTTCTATATACTTACTAAAATCGGTGTCAAGGTTTATGTTTCTACTTGTTAATAAAGCCGTTCTTACTGCCATATTATTTGTAAAATTAATATAAAACTAGGTGTTTTATACTCAAAAATTTAAAACTGTTGGTTTTTAAATATGATCCAAAAACGATTTAAAAAATTTTAGATATAAACTGGTGTTTCGCTGTAGTTTGTATAAGCGTTATTATCTAAAGTTGACGATGCTACAGTTACAGGTAATTCTATAATAGAAAATATAACTAATACATATACTGCAAGTGGTACGTCTAGTAGTAGTGAAACTACTGGTTTTAATCAAACTATTACAGGTGTTTTATTATGATATAAACTATTATATATAACCTCTACTAGACCTAATGCAGGTGCTTTAATGTACGTTTATATTAATAATACTAAAGTTACTACTTGGAGTGCAACAGGTAGTAGTGAAAAATATAGTGACTATTATACTTGACCTGGTACCGCTAATAACTCTGTAAAAACAACCGCTAAAAGTAATAGTTCTAATACTTGAGATATACAATATAAATTTATTTACTATGTTTTATGAGAAATCGCTATTAGTAAAACTCCTATTACTCATTTATGATTACCAAGAGAAAATAAATATATATGATCCAAAGCAACCACAACTTTATTTTGACAACATATAGACAATACTCGGTATACTGGAGAAAATGAATAATAAAAAACCCTCATTAATTGAGGGTTTAATTTTATTCTCAATTTCGCCACTCTCCAGTAGGTAGTCTACCAAATAAATAACCTGTTATTTTTTCTCCTAAGTTTTTTTCTTCATACACTAAAGATTTTTTTTGTGGCATATCGTCAGCGTATATATAATTTTTTGTAATTGTATATTTGCTACTATATTTTTCTCAATATTGTCAGTCTTGTCTCCAATAACCGCGAATACTAACTATGTCTCATTTATTAAGTGAAATTGAGGTAGAATTAGCAGTATTTCAATTCATAGCTCTAATAATTTGGTTTTGTGTCCAATTTATATAAATATACAATTCTGTATTATAAGTGGTACTACCTCTTAAATCTTTTAATGTTAATACTACACTACATTTACTTGACGCAGTAAATAAAGTATGTGTTGTATTAGGACTATAAGTAACAAAGTCAGTATTTATTACGATATTAACTGGTAAATCCGTTGTTTTTACCTTTAATAATAACGCAAGTACAAAGTAATTAGATATAGCAGTTATTAATTACCGTCTCGCCGTTGTCAATTTGTATGATAACCAAACAAAGTTGCTATTGCCTTGGATCATATAAATTTTTCTTCTCTAGGTAGAGCTTTTTTACCTGTTTTCTTTAAAACTGTATTATAATTATAATTAACATTAATTGTTATTGTTTGAGTATCAGTACCTGCAGTATATCATTGTACTTTAACACTAAATATATATGTTCAGTTTAATTCGTAAGTACCACTAACTGTAACACCATTTCAAAAATAACCGTCCTCTTTTGCTCAAATTTTTGTACTATCAAGATATATTTGACAATTTCCTCTAGTATATTGAGAGCTTTTACATTTAACACTCCAAGTTAAAGTACTATTTCAGCTTATTTTACTTTCGTAAAATACAGGAAATTCAAGTTTACCAATAGTCTTTTGTATATCAGTATCTACGTTAATAGTCTTTGTTATACCAGTACTACTAACCTTGGAAAGTAACGCTTATACAAAGCAAACAAAAAACCTAGTCTTAAACTAGGTTTTCTATATGAGTAAATACATTGTTAAATAGCTTGGTATACTGCTATTGCAGCTTGTCAGTTATTAGTTTCTGTATATTTACAACCACTAAAGCTAACTACGTCTACGTTAGATGCTGTTACACTTGTAGGGCTGTTACTCTTTGCCGCACTTTTTGCTAATACTCCGTTTGCGTGGTAAACATTAGTACGATAAGAGCTACTACTCCTATACCCTGTAGCAGTAAACACTATATAATTTTTACCTTTAGTATAAGCGTTTAAGTTTGCTACTGCGTCTTGGTATGTTCTAGTAACTTGCTTAAATCTTAAACTATCTCCAGTAACTAAGTTATATAATGTTGTAACATAGCTTTCTAAAGCTGTATTATTACTACTCTTTGTTAATACCTCTGTGGAAACAGGATTTTTTACGATTTCGTTTACTGCGTTACCACTTGCTACTACTAAAGCATATATTGTACTATGAGTAGCGATATACTCCATAGCTTTCCCATTATTAGCGATTTTTTGCATAGCTACAGGTATATTTACTATATCAGCCATATACGTACTTGATCCTATAATAGTCTCCATTATCGTATTATTTGCTAATATATTGTCCCAAGCTACAGCACTACCAAAAAAAGCATCTTTAGCAACACTACTAGCCAAAATTTTTGTTAGGATCGTAGAATTATTTAAAAATAATTTAGATGCCTCTTCATTTTCAGCTATTAATGTAGCACTATTCCAACACTCTAAAACCTCGTCTACTGCGTCGCCATCAGCCATTAATACACTAAGAGCATAATTACTATTAGCCACCATATTAAAGACTGTGTAACTATGAGTTAATAGACTAAAATTAGTTGTGTCAGCTACTATTAAAGGTCGTGTATCTCCAGCAGTAAGTCCTAACTCGTCCTCGTCTGTATAATCATTAAGTATAGTATATAAACCTGTAGTAAGTTTAAATAATGGATCAAACCTCCCCATTTTTGCATCTATAAGAGCATTGACGGTAATGGTATCAGCACCACCACCGCCTCCCTCTGGTATCAAATACTCTACTCCTTTAATAACTATTTTTCTTATATATTTAGCCATAATCGTTTATTATTAGCTGTTTAAATTATACGTTTACCTCTTCGTAAATAATATAAGTATTACCATCAGTTTCTTTAGTTGCTGGTAAATCTCCGTATGCTGCCTCTGTTACAGGTACGTCTCCTTGTATATTAAGTGTACCATTAGTGCTTTGGTTAGTACTAAAGCTACCAATATTACTTGTTACTCATTGGTTTACTGTAATTGTAGCGTTACCAATATCGCTTGTATCGGCTTTATTGTCCCAATTATATTTATCTCCAGTAGTTACCAATGATAAATCAGTACCTTCTCTAACAGCTTGTTTATTTTCGTATTTAGTATCAGTTGCTTTAATTGTTAATACTCCTCCTATTGTTTCTATTGTAACATTTTCTCCAGCAGTAAGTTTATCTTGTTTCTTATAAACCTGTGCCTCTGTAGCTGGTTTAGTACCATCGTTAGTAGCATCGCTTGTTTTAGAAGGCAAAGCAAATTCAGTAGTAAATGTTTTTTTACCACTAATTGTTTGTGCTGTATTAAGAGTTACTAGGTTAGATAGGTCTACCATTTCAGCCATTGGATCCCAACCTGTTCAATTCCATACAACATTAGTACCAGCATCAAATTTAGGTGCTGTAGCGTGTGCTGCTACTACGTTATACATATCTCCTTTAGTAGGATTAGCTGGCAAGCTATCATAATCAGCTACTTGTCCTTGGTAATTTACGGCACTACCGATTTTACCTTTAACATAATCAGCAATAGATTTAGCAGCAATAATACCAGCTGTAGTACTTGTACCTGCGTCTAGGTCGTTTTTAGTTACCTCTGTGTATTCAGTATTAGATGCACTAATAGTTAGTACTCCTCCTACACTTTCTATAGTAATATTTTCCCCTGCAGTTAAAGCGTCTTGTTTTAGAGCTACCTGTGCCTCTGTTGCAATAGTAGTTGGGTTATTCCCTGCAGCAGTACTTTTACTTGGTACTACAGGGCTAGTAGTAAAGGTTTTAGTACCATTTATTGTTTGGTTACTTGACTTGTCAACGTATTCGTCACTAGAAGGCAAGTAGTAAGTAACACCATTTATTAGCAATTTCTTTAAAAGTTTTTTAGTTGCCATCTTAATAAAAAAAATAGGTTAAAATATTTTAAGGTGTTTCGTTTACCTCTTCATATTCAGCCTCTACCGCACTAAAATTAGCGTCGTTTTCTAAATCGCTAGATTTACCAGTAAAAGCTACTTTATGTAAGCTATCTCTTAAAGTCTGTATTTTATTATCTACATACTCAGTAGTAGCGATCCTCTTAAACGTTCAGTTTCATTTATCAAAATAGAGGTTACCATCGTTACCGTATAAAGTCCTTGTATAGCTTGTTTCAGTTTTACAATTTAATAATAAACCGTTTACAGGTCGTCCATTTTCTCCAGTAACATTACCTACAGTAACTCAAATAGGAAAACCACTTGTAGGAGCTAAGTTATCGTCAAATTGTAAGTCTGTATAAATAGTATCTCCCTCAATTCTAATAAGGTTTTTAGTTGCTCTTACTTGAAAACCTGCAGCTACAATACCAGTATCTACGCCGCCTATATACCAATGTCCATTTTCTCATATACTAGGTATACTAGCGTTTACCTCGTCTATGATCCTGTTAATTTTCTCTCTCGCTACTCTACCTGTATCTCCGTTTTCTATATGAGGTGCTACCATTTTTTTTAGTTATTATTAAACGAGCGTATATATACTCAAAAATAAAATAATGTTGGTTTTTAATCTTTAAATTTGCCGTCAGGTGTCCAAATTCCTTTATCGTTCCACCGTCCCCTTAATAAAATCCGTTCTAATACTCAAACTGGTCTATACTGTATGCAGTAGTATACTCCGTGTTTAAATTTTTGGTATGTTGCTTTTTTTTCTATATAATTTGGCTTACTTTCGTTACATTTTGTTAAAATTTTAACGCAAAAATCTTTGGTGGCTATAATTGTCCCTTTAAGATTTTGTATTAATTTTACATTTAATCGTTTACAATTCATTGAGGTATATTAAAAGAGTGTAAAACTTGTCCCTCTATAGTGTCACTATTAAGCCTATTTTTCTGTGTGTTATCGTTTTTAGTTCCCCAAATTTCGGCTTTAAACTCTCAGCATTTACCTGTAGTATCTTCGCTTAATATCTCAAAATTTACATAACTATTTCCCTCTCCTTCAGTATCTACTACCCCTGTAAATTCCTTTATACCATCAAAAAATTTTATAGATAATGTTATATTATCGTATTGTGTAAGGTCTGTATCAGTTTCATTTGTTAATACTCCATCTGTGTACTCCTTGTCTGTAATATGAAACTTTACTTTAGTATCGCTACCTTCTAATAATTTCATTTTAATATATTTTAAAGATTAAAAACTATTTTTTCCTTAGATTTTGTAAGATTAAATCTAATATATTTGTATCAGCTTTATAGTTCTCTGTAATTTTTATATCAGCTTTAATTCCACCATTAGCATTAATTGTTACTTTACGGTTTTGGATCAACCCTAAATATTGTAACTCTAGCCACTCGTAACCAGTATTTAGCCTTACGTTTTTTCTATCTCCAATATTAAAGTCCCACCAGTCAGTATCTCTACTAACTTGTATAGATGGTAAAGGTAAACCACTAGGTATACTAAGTGCTGCCTCTTCTCAATATTTCTCAAATAATAGGTTTGTCTCTTGTATAAATTCAGTATCGCTTATTTCTCCAGTATCGTTTTTAATATAGCTGTAATACTCGTCCATTGTGTCCTTTCGTGTTCGGTCTACTATATTTGTACCCTGTGTAAAGTTTACGTCAAACTCCCAAACACCACTTAATACTTTACCTGCATCTTTACTAACCTCCAATGTATTTGTATCTCAGTTTAACACTCTTACTACTAGCTTTGGCTCTGCCTCCCAACAATACTTTAGAATATCGTAAAAGCTCGTTCCAGTATCAAATTCTTTGTCTATCGTAGTAGTACAGTCGTTTAATCCTAATACCATTGGTAAAGGGAAATTATTATTTAACTCGCTAAAAATACCGCTTACTACGTCTTTAATAGGAGTGTTTATATAATTCTTTACACCTCTAATAATACGATATTGTAAATAACTAAGCCAATTATCAGCCTCTATTTCTACCGTAGTTGTTTTAAGTGTAACGTCTGTAATATAACCTTCAAAAAGCCTAATAATCTCTCAAATTTTCCTACCGTATGCTACACTAATTCTATAACCTTTCTTTAAAGGTTTTTTCTGTAGCCGTTCCTCTGTAGGAAATCTTAATTTTAGCTTACCTCCTTTATTAATTTCGTCGTCTACAGTTAAGCTAAATATATCGTTAATAACTGCTACTACTTTATTTTGTCAGTTTTTAATTTGAATTGTTAGCATAATCGTAGTTTTGTTTAAATAAATAAACTCCACCAAATACTATATCGTTAGTCTGTTTGTTATATACTGGTGCTAAAAATTGTCTAAAAGCTATAGTTCCCTCTCGGTCGTCTGTTAATGATCCATTAAACTTTCCAATAAGCTTTCTAATTTTTCCCCTTAATTCATAACCTTTTTTATAATCCTCGTATTTAACTACTATATCTATTAATACAGGGAAAATATCTATACCCCTCTCAAACCCAGAGTTAGAGGCATCTATATTACTCCAGTTACCCTCATTAAATACTATAGCAGGTCAATTACCTTGTTCTACCTTTAGAAATCCAACTCTATTTACGTTAAGCTCTTGGTTACTCCTAAGAAACTCTTGTAAAGCCTTAGGTCGGTTTGGTGCGTCTAATTTTATTGTCATTGTTGTTTCATATAATCGTTAAAGAGTTTTATAATATTTTCCTTTTCCTGCTGGTATACCTTATAAAAAGTATGTTTTCCCTCTATACCTCTAATTGCTATAGCTCTAGCAATTAAAAAGACTGTTCCTTTATCTTTGTAGTATAAATCGTCATAACGGCTAGTAGCTCCTCATTGTATCAGCATACCGTGCCTTGCAGCCCAACCTACTAAAGCGTCTAAGTTTGGAAACGTGCCAGGTTTTCTCCCATATTCTCTTACAGGTGCGTACTCTAAGGCACTCCCAACCTCTACTACACCATCGGAAACTTGCCTATAAGTTACACTCCTTGCTAAAGCTCCAGTATCGTAACTATCTACTTGCAACTCTTCTCTAATTTTTCCTTGTAAGTATTCAGCACAGTATAAAAGAGCTTGGTTATAGTCTTTCTTTACGTTTTTTATGAATTTATCTACTCCTTCTACCGTGTATTTCATTTAGTCAACTAGCTTAATAAAATATTTATTATGGTGTGGTGCGTTTGCATCTTGGGCTACATACATTGTTATTACTTGGTATCTCTCTCAGCAAAATACGATATAATCAGTAGGTTTTATAGTAACGTCTGGATCAGTATACATTTTTTGTACTTTAACTTTTACGTCGTCTATACCATTAATAAGCTGTAAATCTTTGTAGTTTAAGCTACTTATTCTACATTTAATAGGTTTGCTTATTTGCTCGTATTGTTTTTTACTTATACCGTCCTCGTAAATAGTAACCTCTTTACGGCTTATAATCTCGGCACTATTGCAAAATAAATCTTGTATTACCATCTTGTTTGGATCATAAAAGGTAAATTATCTAATATCTACGTTCCAGAAACCTCGTTCCTCTTTATTCATATATTTTTTAAGTATATCTAATATATCGCCGTCTGTAGGTATACCAAAATACATAAAAGCAGCTGCAGTATCGCTATAAGTTTCGCTAAAATCGTCTATTTGTCTCTTAGTTACTTTCTTAGCACCTGCATTTAATCCTTGTACTACTGCGTAACTATAAAAGCTATCTATTAGGCTTATAGTAGCCATTTTTAAGTCCTCTGGTATAATGTAGTTACCGTTTCAGTCGTTAAACTGTTCGGCATCTATCTTAGCCCAAATTTTATTAGCTACGATTTTCTCATATTTAGCAAGTTGTACTTGCCCTGCCTGTGTATCGTATAACTCTATAAGCTCTGGGTTAACTGTTCCCTCGGCTATCTCGCTTGGAGTTACTATTACTACCATCTTTAATAAATTATCTAACTAAAATATATCGTAATACTCTATATTAACGTCCATTACCTTAAATATTGCTCCAGTATCTATAGCAATATTATTATTTCATACTTGTAATAATGGTCGGTGGCTACCTAATACTACTAGCCCTGTAATATCTTCGGTACTGTCTTCTCCCTCTAGGTATGCTCTACGTTTATCGCTGTCTATAATAATCTTATCTCAAACGTTTACTGTAACACCGTTAAAATTTATTTGCATTTCCTCATAACCTCCCTCGTAGTCGTGTATTACATTTAACACTCAATTAGGGAAAGGGTTAGGATCAGTAATAGTACAAGTAATTAATACTGGTGCATCTACTACCCCTCAATAATTTATAGCCTCTCTATAATATTCTCGTTTAAAAGGCAATTCAGTATTAAGGCGTTTTCAAAATCTCGTATTTCTACCATCAGCTATAGTATTTTTATCTATACTCCTAAATTCGGAGCTATCTGTAATTAATTCTACGCTAATACCTACCCATTTCTCGTTAGCAAAATCGCTAAGCTCTACACCCTTTAATACTTGGCAATTACAAGCCCAAACAAACCCCTCTACGTCTGTAAATTTTAACTCTTTCCATAGGTTAGGATTAAAAGGGCTAGGGTTAGTTTCTGGATTAAAAGCTCTTTGTACTTTTCTTAATAACTTTCGCCTTTCCTCTTCAGTATCGGCTAATATATCAAATAAAAACCTAATACGTCTATTTTTCTTTTCTGTAGGTGCTACGTATTCTCAATGTCTAATAGCGTATTTCTCTGTACTAGCCTGTGTTGCTACCTCAAAAAAACTAAACTCTTTAAGGCAAAGAAAACCGCCAGCAGGTCTAAAATAAGGAGAATTTAGAAAAGATAAGCCATTATATTCTACACTATGTACCATTATTTTATTATAACTCATACGTATTTATGCTTAATCTAATAAACGAGAGTTAATATACTCAAAATAAAAAAACTGTTGGTTTATTTCTACCAACAGCCTTATATAACTTTAAATTTATCTATAATGTAGTGTTCAAATTCAAACTCCGATTTAAACTTTAATTGTTTATATTTATCTAATACGCTTGGGTTTTGGATCGCTCCAGCCATCTCTATTAAATAACTTACCTGGCTCTGTGTTAAATCCATTACCTTATCTTTAGTTAATTGAGGGTAATAGTGCATTACATAACATATAGTAAACACGAATAACGCCTCCGAGTACCCCTTATTATCTTCGTCGGCGTTTATACTAAACCCAACTCTCATAATACACTATCTAAACACTCTTTGTATTTACTTTTTGGCAAATCGTCTAATAAATTTAGAAACTCGCCAGCGTCTCACTCCAAACAATATTTTTTAAGTATCTCTTCAATACTTAATCCCATATCTCTTAAACTAGGCTCTCTAAATACTCGCTTTTTATCATTAAGCGTTATCTCAGCTTTCTTATAACCCTCTAAAAAGGTTTTTAAATCTATAGATGCCATTTTTGGATCATAACTAAATAAAAAACAAGTAATACAGGCTAAACGAACAAACACCTATACTACTTGTTTTTTAAATAGGCTTACCGTAGCAAGCCTAAGTTGTTCGTTTAATTTTATATTCTATAGTGACAAAGACTAATCGTTAGAGGTAGGTAGGTTAAAACCGTTCCACTCTTGCTTAATAACAGTACCAGTAATTTCTACAGGGAAACCAACAGTAGTGTCGTCGTTATCAGCTATTTGTTGCATTGTAGCTTTACTAGCTTGGCAGTTATCTAGGTAAGTTCTTACGTATTTCTTTTCTCCATCAAACTCAAATTCATTTACTAATACCATAACGAAAGGTTTAGCTAAAGCGTTTGCTTTATGTTCCATAATCTTATCGTCAGCATTTTCAGCACTATAAGTTACAGTCAATTTTACCTTTGATGGTGCGTCTACGTCTAATACACCAGCACTACTTGTCTTTTGCTTTAATTTAATGTAAGTGCTACCGAACATATCTACACCTAGGCTATAGTCTGTATCAGCAGTAAGCGTAGTTTCAACACCATCTATTAAAGCTTTGATGCTAGCAACAGTAACGGCAGTATCGTCAGCGTTAGAGTACTTTAATAAAATATCTTTATCAAAGCTCCAGTCTCCTGGCATAAATGTTTCAATTTCGCCTGTAACTGTACCTGCGTGTAATTCTACAAGTCCAAATTGTAAGATTTCTAGCTTTTCTACTGTTAGTTCGTGTGGAGTAATACTTACAGTCATTTGGTTACCATTTTTAATCTTTTTAATAGTACCGTTACTATAAATATCGTCTACACTTTCTCCAGCAGCAGCTAAGCTTTGGTCTTTATAA